ATAATTCTATTGATATATCCTTACGCTTCTTAGTTGTTAATTTAACCAATAATACTTTCTCTGGTAAATTAATCTGCATACCAGGATATATGAAATTCCAATTTCTAACAGCTCTAATACCTTGGTCGGAGAAAGGTTTATCATATGCTTCTGGTTCTTTAACAGATTTAAGTGATAAGAATGTAGTTTCACCATGCTCTAAAGATTCTTTTATTATATTCTCAAAACCTTTAAGTTTTCTAAGTATCTTAGATACATTTATTTCATCAGCATACATTATATCGTCTTTAACTAAGTTCTCAAAGAATTCTCTAGTATTATCGGAAGTATCTGCTTTAATATACTCCATACCATGAGACTCTATCTTAGGTGGATTAATTTCTTTTCCTTCCTGTAATTTAGTTAAAGTTAAATAATGCTTCTTAGCTTCAGTTAATACCATCTTTGGATAATAAAACTCATTCTTCATATTAATACACCAGTGATACGTCTCTGGAATATTAACGTGAGTACAATATCTCTTAAGGAATAACTGGCAATATTTAGTCAAGAAATATGATAAGATATTCACTAGAATATATTCAAACTCATCATCATTTTCAGCTGCAACTTCATCGTCAGCAAATTCATTAATCAATATACTAATAGGATTATACATAGTTACCATAGTTGAATCTGTATCCTGAGTAATACAAGCACCTCTCTTGTGGTACTTATCTCTCTCAATTCTATTTCTAATAGGATAATTATATACTACAAATTCTACTATATAATCCCAAACCTTATCTAAGTCTTTATGTATTTCCTCTGGTACATTATTAGGATCTTTAAAAGACTTAGTCTTATTAATTAATTTACACATCAATTTATTTGCAGGTTTAAAATATTTCAAGAATTCCATAAGATTATTCTTCAGATAAATCTTAGTTAAATCAACATCAGTAAGATTATCTAAAACTCTTATACAGAAATCTTTATCTATGGTATTAATATGAACGAAGTTATTTAATAAAAATTCATATGTTACCTTCCTAATATCAGGTATTAACGGTATTTCATCCTCATATTTTTCACTAAGAATTCTATTAATATAAAGCATAAATTCATCTTCATCAAAGAACTTAAAGTTTCTTGCAATGAATGCTTCTATACTGGTTTCAGCTGTAGATATTTCCGCTTGACCTGTAGCAGTAACAGATGATGCTATATCCCTATTATAGAATATTGATGTCTTAGCTCCCTGAGCTCCATAATAAGAATTTGCAATAACCTTTTCATTACCTTGGTCAATATCCAGCATTAAAAATTCATAACTTCGCTTATCATACTTTTTACGTTCTTTTTTCAATCCATTTCTTGTAGTTATAGATTCCATTAACATACCCGCAGCAGGGTTATATGATGTTTCTTGATTACGATACAATACACCATAACCAGCTGTGATAGGTTTATAATCATGAATGAATTGAATTATATTAAGTAACGAAGTATTAGCCTCCGTTCCTTTATATGTATTACGTATAGTTGCTTTATGGTCTTTAAATTTATTATCTATTATTTCATCTAACTTAGATTGTATGATTTTTTCATCCCATTCAGGATGTACTAACGAAATTTTATCATACATTTCTTTTTTCCATTTCTTAATGAAATAGTAATCCATAAATTTGCACCTCTTATTCCAAAAAAGAAAGGGGAATATTTCACCCCTTATCTTTTCTTGATTTCCTTACGGAATTTCTTGAGCTCATCAATAATGCCATCGATTAACTCTATAGCTTCTTTATTCGCTTTTTTCTTTTCTTTCTTTTTAGCCTTCTTCTTTTTCTTAGGCTTTTCTTCTTCAGGCTCAGAATTATCTTCATCACCGAATATAAATTTACCTAATTTGTATAGCTGCCTAGCAGAATTCATTGTGTCATTATTAAACATACATCAACATCTCCTTTCTTATTAAAGAGATAATATATAAATGGATTTAGATTACAATAATTCGGTGCATCGTATATAAAGTCCAAGCATCAGCTTTACTAATAATACACACATCGAAAATATTATCTTTATCTAATGAATATGGTTTTACTAAGAAACTTATATTATCCGCTTTCTTTATAGCAGGAAATAGTTTTATAGTCATAATCATATTCACATCAATACCTTCATAATTACCTAATGTAACTATAGGTACATCATAGTTCAATAATGATTCTTTTAACTCTGAATCCATTGTATATTGAATAGAATATTCTTTCACATTCATTTCATTTAAATCACTTAAACCTTTATAGAATGACATATCCTGTATATTCTTAGCAGATATTTGCTTACTAATGAGATATTTATCTCCTACAGCATCTGCTAAGTAATAAGTATTATTCTCTAATATTAAATCATAATACTTATTACGTAAGGCTTTATTTAAGAATTCTGGATCTACTATCGTATTCTTTAAAAAATCATATTGTTCCCCTAATTCTGTAACAACCACACTTCTGTTAAATACAGTTGGTGTAAGTATTGAATCCATATCAGAAGGAACCATAATTTTATCACTAGAGATATAATACTTATACATATTCTTTAGAATAGTATTCAAATCTAATATTGTATCTCTATTAGCCTTTTTAGCTAAAGCTTCAATTACCATTCAATTCACCTTCTAATTCAGAAATAATATCTTTCGCAGTTGGTAAGTTGAAATATGTATTTCCTACATAACCCCAATCTTTAGATAGTAAAGCTTCAATAAACATTTTACCACCATCATATAATTTCTCAGATGGTGCAATATCTAAATGGTCAAATCCATCTACTACAATTTTACCAATCATAGATTCATGACCTATATTATGTGCTATGATAATATATGGATACATTGACGAAACATTTATCTTCGAATAAGGTCGTTAATCTTATCCCGTTCTCTTATGAACTGCTATATGTCACCATATAGATGAGACTATATCTTCATCTCAGAGAGATGCACTCCGTTTCGAACCACTTGGTCCTACGATCTTTCGATCTAGTCGTTGAACGTTCCTATTATAGGCTTCGCTGCTGATTGTCTCATAAGAGGGTTCCCAGCAATTAGAAGTGTTATCACATAATGTCGCCATTATGCGGACCTTTTTGTAGTTAAGTCTAGGTCAATGGTCTTCAGAAAAACAAACATTGATGGTTTTCCGAATATCATTGCACCCACATGTTTATTCAATAATGGATTTCCAACAAGAGCTCCACCGAACTTGTCATCATCATTTGAATCCTCTGCATCACGTGGTTTACTGTAGTCGATGTTTCTATTATTACCAATAATATAACCTTGCTTAAAATATGATAAATAAGCACGATTCTTCAATAATCGTGTTTGACTGAAACAAGCTTGGTATGAAGTTGCATTAGTTAATGCTCTACTAAAGATACTATCAATATCATGTGTCTTTTCTTCGATACCATGAAGTAATAAACTATCTTTAATATTATACATTACAAACTTCCAGTAGTTTTTATAAGGTAAAGTCTTAATATTTGCTTCTTCACTATAGTCTAATTTTTCATCGCCTATTTCTTTCTTAGCTATAATATTAAGCTTTACACTCTTTAATTCACCTCTGGACTTTCTAACCTTAATATATTGAGCCATCTGGTCCATAAATACTGTTTGACTAGATAAGGTGAATGTATCATTCCTAGTTTTAAAATCATAATGGAATGTATCCTTATGGTAATAACACTCCTTAACTTTAAAACTTGGATCACACATAATTTCTTTAGGGTCATATCCTAATTCATAAATTCTTGCGATAATGAATGGAATATCAAACCCCATGTTCCAAATCATACAGAAGTCTCTTTTGAGATGATTAATCAATGCAAACAATTGCTGAATTAAGTCTATCTCTTTTTCATACATAAAGATTTTATAAGAAAAATCACCATAGGTTTCATCAAAGTTCTTATGGCATTCTTTTATAAATTCATCTTTACGGTTAATAAAATCATCTATCTGTGGATTTACTGAGTTATACAATAGAAATACATAAACTGAATTTCCAGTTGGGTCGATAAACGATACTGCATTTATAGGACAACTTCCTGGTTTAGGAAATCCAGGAATATCAATTGAATCTACCTCAATATCAAGATATGTCTTGGTTATCGTTTTATCAATATTATAATTATGATAATGCAACATCCATTCTATTCTAAATAAACTGGCATAATCATAATCAGTTCCTAATACGTATGGATACTTATGTAAGTTCTTTATAGCAGCTCTATTATT